TACGTTGTCAGCCTTGCGGTTACCTGCTTCCTCGAGCACACCCAGTGCGAAGTAAGCGTCATACCCGTTGGCATTGAAGTCGTTTGCAGCGTCTATTACCTCGTTGACTGAGGTGTAAAATTTCTGCTTGCGGTTGCCTTCCTTGGCGGCGAACACACAGTAGTTCCCTTCGGAACCTAATACTAAATCTAAAAATCTTTTCGTTTCCATATGCACCACTCGCTCTAGTCAGGTTAATCACGGCCACCGGAGCAGCCGTGATATTTTGTTATTTAGTCGTCCCAAGCATCGAGGACAGAATCTAGGTCGGCGTTAGAAGACGGCGCTGGCGCTGCTTTACTTGCAGTTCTTTTCACCGGTGCTGCTTCTTCCTCGAACCCATCATCCTCGGATACGTCTGCCAATACGTTGTTGCTCTTTGCTGGCGCGGTTTTCGATCCTGCGAAAGGGTTAGCATCACCCCCTGCAACAAACCCACCCTCGATAGCACCAAACGGATTACGTGCTTCCATTGGAACGTACTTGATAACCTGTATAGCTTTCAAGCGTAGTGACACACTTTGCTTTCCGCCGAAGTCATAAGGGATCATCTGCACGGCAACATTGACAGTGCTACCTGTAGTCAACTGGAAGTCATCGGGGAGGGGTGTGCCCTGTGAGTCCACCTGCAGTGGCTTGGCGGTAACCTCACCTTTGTAGGCACCTTTTAAGTTAGCCTTGTGGGTGTACGTACCGTTGTCGTCTTTCACGAACGGGTTGGCCAACTTCTCTACCCACTTAGGTTCTTTGTTGGCGTCGTACGCTGTCTTCATCTGCAGGAACAGACCCTTAGCCGTCTCGCTGCCCATGCGGAACTGGATGGAGAACTCAGCGTTTTGCTCCCGTGGATCACACGGCATACTACGTTTCTTGTTCTGATCGAACGCATATGTACGGTCCACTTTGGGCCAGAGTGCTTCTACGTTCTCGATGATATATGTTTCAGCCATTTTGTCGTTCTCCTATGTTATACGTCTTGGTCAGCGTCGAAGTTCATCTCGAGCTGGCGGTCGTCTTTTACCTCGTCTACGGAGGTTTCATCCACGTCCAGCATTGCCTTTGTCAAAGCATCTGAGACTGCGGTTTTGTTGAACCGGTAGGTGTTACCGATCTTGATATACGTGGCCTTTGGGATATGTCCCTGCCGTACCCACGCACGTATCGTTGAGATAGACACAGCGAAGTGCTTCGCTAAATCCTCTATCTGCACAAATGGTTCTGTCATTATTTCTTCCTCACAGAGATTACGTATTCAGTGTCGATGTTCAAACCCTTGGGCATCACATCGGGGTTCTCTTCCAAGAACTGTTTGACGTTGGTCTGGTTCAAACGACGGTCTAGGAACTCGGGCATGTCGTGCTCTTTGATGAACCCGTACATAGACTCCCAATCTCCAGTCCAATATTTCGTTTTAGTAGACCTGAAAAACAGACCCTCGGCAGTGCGGACGCTTTCGACATTGTGAGAGTCACAGTAATCTAGTAACGCACGTTTTAGAATTTCCTGTTGGCGTACCAACTCTCCATCCTTTTCCTTGAAGTCTGCGGACAACGCTGCTCTTTCTGACCTGATCTTGATGTAGGCCTTGGTGAGTTTGTCCGCAGGGACGTTGGATGTATCATCCATATTCGCTCTCCTACTCTAGTTAGAGTTACACTTTAGTAGTGTATGGTGTGTTAGTCAAGTAATTCTTTGTAGAGGTCAATCATTTTTGTGTGGACGTTGATTCTATTATCTAACAGTGAGTAAATGCGCTTTTCCGCAGGGGAACCTTGCAGCTGTACAACAGTGCACGGGTGCTTTTGCCCAGAGCGGTGCACACGAGCGTTTGCTTGCGCGTATATTTCCAACGACGGGGTCGGTCCCCACCAAACCACAGTGTTAGCTGCTGTTAACGTGACACCATGTGCAGCAGACTGCGGTTGGATTACCAGCACCTTGGGGTCGTCGGCAGTCTGGAACCGTTTGAATATGTCTGTACGTTTGGCTACTGGCACATCACCACGAATAACCTCAGTGGTCAGCCCATCCTTACGTAGCTTGTCCACCAGTATGTCGATGGTGTGTTTGAACGGCACAAATATAAGAACCTTTTGGCTGCTCTCGTCGATGACTTCCTTCAGCACTTTGTACCGATGCTTGATGTCAAACTCGAGCGTGTCCCCGTCGTCCGTATATACGGCACCCGCAGAAATCTGCAGTAGCTTGTTGATGATTACCGCAGAGTTCACAGCAGACACTTCGTCTTCACCGATGGTCATCATGTGGTTCTTCTTGAGTTTGTCGTAGTATAGCTGCTGCTGACGTGTCAGCTCCACCTTACGTTTGACGTAGGTCATATCAGGCAAGTCGAGGCACTCTTCTTTGGTGAATCGTATAGCTGGCTGTAACACCTTAAACACAAGGTCAGACGCCTCGGGTTTAATCATCCACCTAAACTGCGTGACCTTACGCATGACCATGTCTCGGAACGAACCAAAGAACCGTGGTACTGAGTTGGGGTCGACTAACTTAGCTAACCCGTAAGCATCGAGCGGTGACTGTGCAGCGGGAGTACCCGTCATCATCCACAGCCACGTGTCATCATTCACCAGTTTATTCATAGTCTTCCAGCGTTTTGACTGAGCGTTCTTGTAGTGAGTTGCCTCGTCCACAATGATTAGGTCGAACCCACCTGCAACGATTTCATCGAACACAATGTCGATACCGTCATAGTTGATGATGGCGAAGTCAGCCCCTTGCTCGATCAGCTTCTTACGCTTTTTCGGTGTACCGTATATGATGTCCACACTACGGTGCGGAGCAAAGGTGAATAGGTCTTCACGCCATGCAGAGTCCATGATGGACAGTGGGCACACAACCAACACTCGATTGATCTTGCCTTGCTTCAGCAGGTAATCAGCTGCCCATATGGCACTGGCTGTCTTACCCGTACCCTGCTCGTTAAAACAGAATGCCTTTTGGTTCATGGTGAAGAACGAGGCTGTCTTCTTTTGGTGCGAGAACGGGTCGTATTTGCCTGTCCAATCGTACCGATCTTGTATGGGTGAAGGTGCGTTTACGTTGAGGTTGCGTAGGCTGTGCACCTCGTCGATACCCCAGTTTACCAGCACCTCATTGTCCCGCACCACTCTGCTCTTCGGGATGACTTCAGTGATGCGTTTTGGGTTGCGTAGCTTTAGAAGCAACGCTTTACCGTCGATGATCTTCATGTCGTTCTCCTTTTAGGGTATCCCCTAAATCACGCTTTCTTTTTCTTGTAGTTACGCGCGCGGTTCTTGCTCGAACTCTCTATCGTGTAACCATCTTTGTTGCTGCCGCCTTTGGACAGGGCTTTCTTGTGGCTGACGTCTTTGCCTTCGCGCTTGTCGGCCTTACCGTTCTTGTTCTTATCAACACCGTCTTTATCTACGGCTCGGCGGGCACGTTGGCGTTCCATGCGAGCCTCAAAGGTCTTACTACCAACAGGTTTGTTGGTCTGCTTCTTGCGATCAGCGGGGTTTTTATAGGGCATCAGTTGGCTCCGTTGTGTACACATTCGATGACTGGACAGTGACGACGACATAACCCGTTAGGTTTCGCGTTCCACATATCCGTTTCCGCTGCGGTTTCCATCTGCTTGTACTTAGACAGCCACTTCTCCCACAGGTTCGGCTTATCATACTCCGTGTATGTGCCTTTCACCAAGTCATTGCTGACAACGAATACCAACCCTGCACGTATCGTCTTTATCTGTGGGTAGTGTTTGAACACTGACAAGGCCATGAGTTCCAGCTGTCCCTTGTCTGCGTACTTCGAGGACTTGCCTGTCTTGTAGTCGATCACCCATGCGAGGTCGCCATCCAAGATGATGAGGTCAGCAATCCCACGGAACCACACGTTGTCGTCATAGAACCCACACGGTTCAAGGTCTTCAGTGATGCCCAGCTTGAGTTCACACAGCTTGTCGCCCTGCTTGTTCTTGAGGGAGTCGAGCATCTTTTGCGCAAAGGAGAATTTCCCGGGCAGCGGTACGTCCTTCCCTATGTAATCTTCTGCTGCGGTGTGGAACGCCGTGCCGTACAGCGTTGCCTCGGTCTCCTTGAATGGAACCTCCTTGAGAATCTTATCGTGGTAGAACTGTTTGGGGCACTGCTCAAACGCTTTGATCTTACTGTAAGACCATGGCCATACCTTAGTTGTCATCCTGCATCTCCATATGATTTGCCTGTGCCACTCTCACAGGTGATTGGTAATCCGTCTGCCCAATCGGGCGTCTGACGCATACATTCTTCCATGTACGCCTGTGCTTCATCCAACTCT